TGATCGTTTGCGGCTTTACGCTGCTGCTCTGCCTGTTTGATCTGCAGCTCGGCCTGTTTCATCTGAATGATCGGGTCTTGCTGTTGCTGTTGAGCCTTCTGCTGCGCTGCCTGCTGCTGGTTTGCCTGCGTAAGTTGCTTGCCTGCGTCTGCAACGAGCCGTGACAGTTGGACCTCCATATCCTCGTCCATCTCCTCGTTTGGAGCGGGGAGCGGCACACCCAACTTCTCTTCGATCTTCGTGCGGTACGCGAACCCGAGGTGCTCGGCGATATGTGCCTGTAGTGAGGCCATAATCTGTTTTGCCTGTGGGTTCTGCCCAATCATCTGCATCATCATCGGGTCTTGCATAAACGATGTATGCGTAGCGATGTGAGCTTCGTGGTCTTGGTAGATAAACGCTTTCATCGGCTTGCCGACCAACGCATCCATGTTCTCGCTGATTGGGTCCGTAGGCTTCGCATCGTCCTTCGTAGGTACGAGCTTGTCTGCGTTCTTCACGCCCAACACTTCTATCATCTGGCGATGTAGCTGTGGTAGGTCATAAATCTGTGGAGCTTGCGCTGACATCTGCAGGACTGTTTGGTACTGGACCACCCGCTGTGCCATCGTAGAGTTGTTAGGGTCGCTCACAGGGATCACATCGACCATCAGGTAGTCAGACCGCTTGGCACCCACTTCGCCTCTGTGCGGGACGTACGCGTACTCTGCGGGGGCATACTCTGCCATGATAGCCTTGAGGAGCTTAAACTCCTGCTTCATAGCATAGTGTACACGTGCTTGGACCGCGGCCATAGGTTTAAGCGTGCGCTCCAACAGAGCCAACGTCGTACCCACAGGAGCGTTAGCGGACATGTCAGAGATGTCCATATCACTAATCGCACCCAATCTGCGACCTTCAGACGTAATCTGATTCAACAGAGCAAGAAGGGTTTGGCTGGGTTCTTTGTAGGGAAGGGGCATGATGTTGTCACGGATAGACCCCGATGGTACATCTACATCCTTAAACTCGCCCGGATTGATCGGTGAATCGTCCCCCTTGATACGTAGTCCACGGGACTTTAACCCTCCCGGGAGGTTGGAGAGCGTACCAGCATCAACGAGCTGACGTATCAAGGAAGTCCCGGCACGGGCATATCCACCGATAATGTGGATCAATCCGAGTCCATAGAACCCAAATCCCGGCACATAAACATAGTGGACGAAGTGCTGACGTTTGAGTGTGAGAGGATCACCCTCCTCGTAGTTTCTACGGATCGCCAGCACTTCGCCACTTCCACGCTCAATAGTAACAACATACGGGCGGGCAATCCCGTCGTCGTCATCAACACCCTCAATCAAGAGGTCAGCGTGTATTTCATAGATAGCGTACCGCTCATCGTTCGTTAGAGAATACCCACCATCTTCGGCTTTTTTCTCTTCAATATCAGTATGGTACGGCTCTGGTTCACCAAGGTCGATGTCTCGATAGAACCCGGCAGCTTGGAGCTTCTTCAATTCGTTCTTTGTCTTGCGCATGACGTGCGTTACACGCTCTGCGGCCTCGATATTTGACGCGCCATAGGGCACAATCACGTCTTCTGCGGAGATATAAATAGACGCCTGACGCCCTAAATTAGGGTCAAAATACACCTTTTTGAACGCCGATCCAGCCAAACCAAGGCTATACAACATCCGTTCGTGTTCTGGACGATACTCAATCATATTCTCAGTGAGTTCGTAGTTCATGTCGGACCTAACACGGGCCGCGGCTTCCTCTTTTTCCTTGGTTTCTTCGCCAAGAATCTTCGTCTTCACTGGTCCTGCAGCGGGGAACGTCTCAGTCATTGCCTCTGCTTGGAACCGAATAGCTGCTTCTGCTAGGATTGTAGAGTTAACTCCACACGCGCCTTCCCATGGGTCCATACGCTCTTCGTACTTGAAACCCAGCACGTCCAGACCTGTAACAAACGTATCCGCCCAGTCTTTACGACCTTCGATGTCGGTCTCAACTTGACCCACAAGATCACTAGACAACTCATTTAAGTGTGATTCATCAAGGACTTCGGCCAAGTTCATACCAAACTCGGTAAAATCCATCTCGTCACCGGGGATAATGGTGATCTCCATGCTACCGTCGTCTAGTGTAACCGACTCGGGATCAACGATCTCGATCTCTAGTTCAGAAACATCCATTTCTTCCACGCCGTCCAAACCACCTTCGAGATCATCCTCGAAACCTTGTGGTGCTGCGTATAGTCCTTTTTCAATAGCCATAGCTAAATCCCCTAATAATACCCGCCTCGACGTTGTTTAAAGAACCGCTGTTCTTCAGGTTCATCGGTAGGCAAACGAATAAACCCTCCCTGCCGAAAGCGCATAAGGGCCATCACCGTAGAGTCTACGAGGTCATCATTACTCATAAAGGGAAATCCTGCAATCTCTTCGACAACTTCTTCAGCCCACCGTGTCTGCGGCACCCACACAATTTCGGACGCAATTATGTCCGCTACGGAGTTGAGACGTGCCGTTTTGTCTCCCGACCCCCTGTGAGGGGTATACTCCGATACTGGCAAGCCCATACGCCGCATCTCTTGATACAGGGCTACACCAGAGCTTTTCTTCTCCACAATGAACGAATCTGGTTCCCAGTCTTGGTACTCTTCCATTGCAAGCTGTTTAAGCTCTGGAAACTCCATACGCTGTTTGATGCTATTTAACAATATAATATTGTACGCGTTGGTCTCATCGTTCAAGAATACACCCCATGTGGTAAGGGCTGTATAGTCTGCACGGTTATGTCTCTCGGCTGCGGCGTCAAGCGACATGATAATATACTCGCAGGATGGAGGCTGCTCGTGCATCCACGTTTGCCACCACTCTCGTTTGACGATGGCGGCTTCTTCTGCGGTGGGTTTTTGCTGATACTGCGCGTTCCACTGGAACGTAGGCATTGACGCTTTGGTGCGCAGTAAAGCCTCTAAATCAAAGAACTCAGGCCACAGAGGCTTCTGAACTTCTTTCTTTGTCTTCTTGTTAAGAACTTCTAGTATGGCGGGGAACTCAACCACCTCATACTGGTCTGAGCGTTCGTTCTGTGTCATGTCACGCACAACACGGCCTGTCAGGTCATCCATGTGCCACCGTGTCTGTATGATCGCTACACGGCCTCCCGGCATCAAACGGGTACGAGCACCGAAGGTGAACCACTCATATGCCTTCTCAAAGACCTCAAAGTTGCCGTTGATAACATCTTGTTCTGAGTGTGGATCATCCACAAGTAACAAGTCAGCACCACGGCCTGCAAGTGCAGAGCCAATACCGCACGCATAGTATTCTCCCCCTACATTAGTGTTCCACCGTCCTGCTGACTTACTATCAGACGCAAGCTGCACGGTAGGAAATATCGAACGATACTGATCTGTAGCAATCAAGTTACGTACTTTACGACCAAAATCTACAGCAAGATCAGTAGTATGCGAGACCATCATAACTTTTTTGTCTGGATTTCGCCCCAAAAACCACGCTGGGTAGAAGATAGAAACGAGCTGTGACTTGCCATGACGTGGTGGGATATTCACGCAAACACGGTCTTTATCGCCCTTTTCAATACCCATCAGCATGTTTGCCAGTATGCGGTGGTGTTTGCCTACAATAAAGTCCGGCATCATCAATTTGCAGAACTCAATAAGGTCGTCATACGCACGTTTATTAGTGCTTCTGGTGTGTAACTCGTCAACCATACGGTCAATTTCAGCTACTTCTTCAACGCTAAAGGCGTCGAGGTTCGCCAACATGACCTCAATATCGGCCTCGTTGAAATCTAGCCCCTCAGTCATCGTCAAACCCAAATTCTTCGTCAGTATCTAAGTCTTCGTTGGGGATAATAACAGCATCTTCTACGGGTGGAGGTGGGTTTACCAGCTTTGCGAGCTTGCCACGCAGCTTTTCTTTGATGTCATCGGTGGTTTGGTGCGTAATCGTCACCTCAGACTTCTCTGTGAACAAGCCTACGTCTGAAATCTTACCCAGAAGCTCAAGCGCACGCATACGCACGCGAGGATCAGGGTTTTCTGACTCAATTACGAGCTTATTGGTCACCAGATTACGCAGTTGCTTGGAAGATTCGACCACAGAATGGTTAAATTCGGCGATGATGTCGTTTGTTAGGCGCACAGATGCAGGTGTTAGGGCTGCGGCGCGCTTGTTGGTAACTTTTTGGGACGTTTTATCTGGTGCACTGGCATACGCAGTGGCCAAAGTAGAGGCAACTTCCTTATCTACCTCATCTGGCTCAAGATTTACGCCGTGTTCTTCTAACTTATCCACGGTTTTACCCAACGCAGCCGTGCGTTCCGGTAGAGGTATGCTCTTAACCTCGTCTTCTAGGGGCACCCCTAGTTCAGGAATGGCATTCATTGTCATAGTACATCGCAGGTTGGTAACCGATAACGTAATAATAGGGTACAAAAAATTTTTTGACAAGGGTTTTCAAAATGGGGTGGGGGGTTTTCAAAAAATAGCAATTCATTCGTGTGTATTAGTATTACAGAGCGTAACACGGAGTCCCACATGACAGCGCGGGGGGTGGGGGTAGGGTGGTGTTGCGCCATGCTCGATTTAGGGATTTCCCTAAATGGTATCCAATGCCATCCAATGCCATATGATGCCAAGCAATGCGGTTCTATCTATTGCCTAACGTGTTATGGCATGGCATAAAGATTACATCGAAGGCGGACAATGATGTCATTAAGACCTACGATTTTTTGGAGTAATACAATGTCTAACCTTACAATCAACGAAATCGCAATCGACGCAATCAAGAAAGCCTACACTGGCCGCTTTACCGCAGAGGATACATTCTCAAAGCACATGGATGTAGCAAAGCAGCATATGCGCTGGACGGATGCAGTTGCGCCCACCAAGAACAATCTTAAATATGGTAAATCAACGGCCACCAAGGAAAGCCGTGAGCAATTGGTGCAGCTCTTTACTGCCGTGTTAAAGGCGAAGAAGCGCGCCCATGACAGCGCGGCAGTTGGTTCGGAAATAGGCGACCTGAAAGATCAACTTATGCGCCGCCAAGATCCAGAGCTGTACGCGGAGACTAATGGCAATCTTGGCAAGATCGAGACTGTCGAAGGCGGCAAAGCGCAGGTCAAACCAAAACCTGTAGCTAAGACAACCATAGGGATGCGCGACCAACTCATCACCAACGTCAAAAATTGGGTAGAGAAAAACAGCGTTGAGCTTGGCCAAGATTATGCGCCGACACGCAAGGCGATACTCGCGGCAATGGAAACACTGTCAATCAAACGCTAACATCTTACGGGGTAGGGCTTCGGCTCTACCCCATTTTTTTATGTCCTATGATACCAGTATCCCGGTAGCGTTGCGCCTTACCTGTTGCGCATTGGCACGATACGTGCTACATATGCACAGGCTCATACCATAATGCCCGCCTTGGCCCGCTTCGGCGGGTCTTTTTTTGTTTAGGGATTCCCCCATATAATATGATACCAGTAGCTGAGTAGCGCCACGCCACACCATGATATGTCATGTACCAGTGGGGTTAACACACTACCCACTACGTTTAGGGATTTCCCTAAATGATCTGATACCAGTATCTGAGTAGCGGTGCGCCTCGCGCAAAGTCTAAGTACCTGAAAACAAAGCAATGTATCATTTGTACCGCGCTTGTACCGTTGCAAATGGGGTCTAAGTCTATGATTTTAAAGCAATGTAGCGTTTGTACCACTTTTTTAAGTATATATATATTCTTTTTATTGAAGGGTAAGAGAGAGGGTCTTTCCCCTAAAAACCCTTCCAAGAATCTTGACATATCATTATGGTACAAACGTGATTTTGCTACATCCCTTTAATATCAGTAGCTTACAGACACACGTGGTGGTACATGATGGTACATACAACGTATACCCACCACACGATAGTTCTAAACACCCATTGACATTTCTCGATACTTGTGTTATGTTATATGTATGGTCAGCGTTTCGGCGGGCTTGATGGGGCTGTTTGTCCTATCCATTCAATCAACCAACAGGCAGCACCCGCTACCTAAAACCATTTAGGGATTTCCCTAAATCAACCGGAGTAAGACAATGGACGACAACGAGTGCAACACCTGCGGTGAGATGTTTCCTATCAGCCGCGCCCGACTTGGTTACAACGTATGCCTAATGTGTGGCGACCTTGTAGCCGCAAGCCAACGTGCAAGCTGGTGCGTAGTGCCGCTTCCCAAGCAAGGCTACACCCGCGTAACCAACAAGACTGACTTGTTACATCTAAACCAGAAGGGGCGGTGATATGACTAAACGGTTTTTATTATTCACCTCGCCCACGTACTATCCGTGTGGTGGAATGGACGACTGCAAGGGTGAGTTCGCCTCGCTCAACGATGCTGTCGATCACGCGACTAAATCTACTGACTACAGTGCAACGGAAGGTATGCACATACTTGAGATAGGTAACAAACTAATTGTTTGGGATTGTGACCGCACAGGTCAAGTGCTCAACGCTAAACCTCTGGCCGAGTACATAAAAATTGAAAGCGACTAACCCAAACCATTTAGGGAAATCCCTAAACCAAACAGGAGAAAGACAATGACTGACAACTACACAAACCCATTCGCCGCGCCAAGCGTAGCACCTGCACCATCAATCAGTTCTGCGGCAATGATCGTGGACTTCAACGCGTCCGTCTGGACTGCACGTAAGAAAGACAACAAGGCATCGGAAGATGTCAACAACATGAACGCAGCAGACAAAGGCGTTGCCAATGTCACTAAGAACTTACTAGGTGAGTGCGACGAGCTGCGTGCCATCCAGAAGTTCGCGGCCAACGTGCGCAACATTCACTACAGCATGACAATGCCGTGGTCTGACAATGGCTCAAGGCTGCTCACCACACAGCAATACTTCAAGTACAACGAGGTGATGACCGATCTACAGCAGGAGTTCTACAGGTTGGTGGGTGAGTTACTCGACGTGTACGAGTGGCGTGTAATAAAAGCCCAAGACAAATTGGGTACTATGTTCAACCGCGACGAGTACCCAACGCGTGACAGTCTACAAGACAAGTTCGGGTTCCGTGTATCCTACGTCCCGCTGCCTGATGCAGGTGACTTCCGTATCGACATTGGCAATGAGGCCATGACGCAGATCAAATCGCAGTACGAGAGCCACTACACGCAAGCCATCCAGACCGCCATGAACGACATATGGCACAAGCTGCACGATAACCTGACCACACTTGTGCGCCAGCTTGATGTCAATGAGGAAGGTAAGGGCAACCGCCTGTACGACAGTGTGTTCGACAGGGCCATCGAGCTGACCG